GAAACAAAGGAAGAGCTGGACTTGCATATGCAGCTTACTTATAAGCAAGCTGTTGAAATAGCCGAGGAGCAAGCTATAAACGTTTTGCTAGAAGGAAATAGATATGATCTAACTAGACGTAGGTTGATATATGACTTAACGGTGGTAGGTATAGCGTGCGTTAAAACAACGTTTAACTGGAGTGATGGGGTAACTATAGATTATGTTGACCCAGCTAATTTGGTTTACTCTTACACTGATTCACCTTATTTTGAAGATATATATTATGTTGGAGAAATAAAAACAATACCTATAAACGAGCTAGCTAGAGAGTTTGATCAGCTAACTGAAGTTGACATACAGGATATATACAACAATTCAGGTCAAAGGGCTACTCGAGGCAATAAGATACATCAAACAGACAGGAATAAAGTTCAGGTTTTGTACTTCAACTACAGAACACACATGAACGATGTGTATAAGATCAAGCAGACGGGTACAGGGGGAGAGAAAGCTATTGAAAAACCAGACACGTTTAATCCACCAGAAAACAAAGAAGGTGGGTATACTAAACTACAAAGATCTGTAGAGTGCATCTTTGAGGGTGCTATGATACTAGGTACTGACAAACTTATTAAGTGGAACAAAGCAGAGAACATGATGCGCTCTGAAAGTAATTTTAACAAGGTTAAGATGAACTACTCTATAGTTGCACCAAGAATGTATGAGGGTCGTATTGAGTCTTTGGTTAGTAGAATCACTGGGTTTGCTGATACTATTCAGTTAACTCATTTAAAGTTACAGCAGGTTATGTCGCGCATGGTTCCTGACGGAGTATACCTTGATGCTGATGGACTTGCTGAAGTAGATTTAGGTAATGGCACTAACTACAACCCACAGGAAGCACTTAATATGTTTTTCCAAACTGGTTCGGTTATAGGTAGGTCACTCAATGGTGATGGAGATCAAAACCCAGGGAAAATACCTATACAGCAAATATCTAATGGAGCTGGACAAGATAAAATTGGCACCCTAATAAATACCTACAACTACTATCTCCAGATGATGATAGATGTACCCGGTTTGAACGAAGCTAGAGATGCTAGTATGCCAGAGCCAAAGTCACTAGTTGGTTTTCAAAAGCTAGCAGCCGCTAATTCTAACGTAGCAACTAGACACATACTTCTTAGTTCAATGTTCTTAACCACTGAAGTTGCAGAAGCGTTGTCTCTAATGATATCTGATATATTAGAGTACTCACCTACTGCGGAAGCGTTTGTTCACGCTATGGGTGCTCACAACGTTGCAACCCTAAAGGAGATGTCTAACCTTCACCTATATGACTTTGGTATATTTCTAGAACTAGAACCAGACGAAGAGGAGAAGCAGATGCTTGAGAATAACATACAGACAGCTTTGGCACAGCAGATGATAGATTTGGACGATGCAATAGACATCAGAAACGTCCGCAACGTAAAGCTTGCAAATCAGTTATTAAAGATTAAACGTAAAAGAAAAGAAGAGCGTGATCAAAAAATGCGACAAGAGGACATGGAAGCGCAAGCACAAGCAAATGCGAAAGCTCAACAAGCCTCTGCTCAAGCTGAGATACAAAAAAATCAGGCAAAAACTGAAGCAGAACTAAAGGTAGAGGCAACTAAAGCGGACGCTAAACTTCGACACCTACAGGAGGAGGTTAAACTAAAGAAAGAGCTTATGCAGTTTGAGTTTGACTTAAACACTTCATTGAGAGATAAAGAGCGCCAGTCCACAGAGAAAGTTGAGGATATGAAAGAGCAGGGGAAAGATAGGCGAGAAAATGTTAAAGCAGGTGCTAAAAAGTTTGAGTCTTCAGGTAATGATATACTAGAAGGCGGAATGAGATTGAGTGATTTCAATCCACAAATTGGTAATTAATTATATAATATATTATGGAAGAAGTTAAAAACGAAGAGGTAACCGCAGAGGTTATCCAAGAAACACCTACCGTTGAGGAGGTTGCTGAGGAGCAAAAACCCGAAGTAGATTTAAGTAAGTTCGAAAGCAAAGATGACGATGGTGTTATCAAAGTAGACCTAAGCCAACCAGTAGTAAATGAAAACCAAACTGATCTCGAAGAGGTTATTGCAGAAGTTGCACAAGAAGAGAACTCTAGCGACGAAGCACCCACGCTCGAAGAGGTAACAGATGAAGAGGTTGTTACTGAAGAAGAGGTCATGGAAGCCCTTGATGAGAACGAGGCAACAGGGAAAGCTATACCAGAGAACGTTCAGAAGCTAATGGACTTTATGGAAGACACCGGTGGAGATCTTAGCGACTATGTTAATCTCAACAGAGACGTTAGTCAGTTAGACAGCCAAGACGCTTTACTTGAATACTACAAAAGAACTAAACCTCATCTAAACTCGGAGGAGATAAACTTCCTTATGGAAGACAACTTCTCATTTGACGAGAACCTAGATGATGAAAGAGATATTAAGAGAAAAAAATTGGCCCTCAAAGAGCAAGTTGCCGAGGCCAAGACCTACTTAGACGGGCAAAAGTCTAAATACTACGAAGAGATTAAAGCCGGAAGTAAGCTCACGGGTGAGCAGCAGAAAGCAATTGATTTCTTCAACCGATACAATAAAGAGACAGAGCAATCCTTGAAAATTACTCAACAACAGAAGTCTAGATTTAACAAGAAGACCGAGCAGGTTTTCAATAACGAGTTCAAAGGTTTTGAATATAACGTTGGAGATAAAAGATTTAGATATAATGTTAAGGATACAAACCAAGTAAAGGAAACCCAAAGCGACATAAACAACTTTATCAAAAAGTTTTTGAATGAAGATAATACAATGTCAGATGCTAAGGGTTACCATAAGAGTTTGTACACAGCGATGAACCCGGATGCAGTTGCTAATCACTTTTACGAACAAGGCAAGGCAGACGCACTGAAAGACAGTGTGGCCAAAGCTAAGAACATCAACACTGACGCTAGATCCTCTCATGGACAAGCACAGACTGATGGTCTAAAAGTACGAGTGCTAGGTGATAATTCTGACTCTTTTAAGTTCAAAATTAAAAATAAACGATAAAAACTAAAAATTAAAAATTATGGCTATTACAAATGGACCATTGTTGAATAGCGTACCTGCTCCACAACAGCAGACGTTATCTACAAACTATCTAGACCTAAACGGCACAGGCGGTTGGGCACAACAATATTTACCAGACCTTATGGAAAAAGAGGCTGAGGTATTCGGACAACGAACTATCTCAGGATTTCTTTCACAAGTAGGGGCTGAAGAAGCGATGAGCGCTGACCAAGTTATTTGGTCTGAGCAAGGACGCTTGCACCTTTCCTATAAAGGTCATTTATCAGATGCAACTTCATTTATAGTACAGCAAGACATTGACGGTGCTAAAGGTGTTGGTACAAGTACAACTGGTATTTCAAACGGCTTAGCAGGGACACATCACGGAGTTAGACTTAACGATACTATTATAGTAGCTGATGCAAATCAAGTTACAAAGTGTATGGTTACCAATGTTGATGGAGATGATTTAACTATTGCAACTTATGACGGTAGCACTCTTACAGCAACAGCAACGTCTGTTGGAACAACCATATTAGTTTATGGTTCTGAGTACGCTAAAGGTGTTGGTTACAACGCTGCTGCCGCAACAACGGTAGAGTCAAGAGGCGCTAACGAGCCAGATTTCAAAACATTCTCAAACAAGCCGATTATCTTAAAAGACTACTACGAAGTGTCTGGATCAGATGCGTCTCGTGTTGGTTGGGTTGAAGTAACTGGAGAAATGGGGCAGTCAGGATACATGTGGTTCTTGAAGGCTGAGGCTGATACTCGTGCTCGTTTTAACGATTACTTGGAGATGTCAATGTTAGAGTCTGAGAAAGGTTCTGGTACTAACGGTGTTGACACATTCTTAGGTGGTGTTATAGCTGGTAATGATGATTTAGTTGGTAGTGAAGGTTTATTCGCTGCTATTGAGTCACGTGGAAACTTAACTTCTGGTATCACTGGTGTTAACGCTGCTACTGACCTAGCTGAGTTTGATGCTATCTTAGCAGAGTTTGATTCTCAAGGAGCTATTGAAGAGAACATGATGTTTGTAAATAGAGCTACGTCTCTAGCTATGGATGACATGCTTGCTTCTATGAACTCTTACGGTGCTGGAGGTACTTCTTATGGAGTATTCGAGAACGATGAGAACATGGCTCTTAACTTAGGATTCTCTGGATTCCGTCGTGGATCTTATGACTTCTATAAGTCTGACTTCCGTTACTTGAATGACAAGGCTACACGTGGAGGTATTAACGCGGCTGGATCTGCTAGTGCGATTCGTGGGGTTATTATCCCAGCGGGTACTTCTACAGTATACGACCAGCAGTTAGGCAAGAACCTTAAGCGTCCTTTCCTACACGTTCGTTACCGCGCGTCACAAACAGACAATCGCAAGATGAAGTCATGGGTTACTGGTTCTGTTGGAGCTGCTACATCTGCTTTAGATGCTATGCA